TGGTAAAAAAAGGAGAAGAGTTTATACAAATGGGCATTTATCAGCTATTACCTTTTTAAACAAAAATCTTGGTTTTAACTTGGAATCAAATCGCAATCTTATATTTGCGTAAAGATTAAGCAAATGAGCATTTACGAAGGGTTACTAATTAAGAAAGCAAGGAAGCAAGCTGGATACAACCAGCTGGATTTATGCAAGAAAATTGGATTGAGTCATGCACCAATTAACCATGTCGAGAATGGCTTGGAGTCGATAAGCCTTTTTAACTTACGCAAGATTTGTGAAGAGATTGGTTTGGAGGTAGTAATAAAGCGAAAAGATGGCTAAAGGTTACCCGATTTCAAAGCCTGATTATTCGTTAGAGATTCGTTACCGATTAAGAGACGGACAATGGTCCCCTTGGTCAAACAAAGGAAAGGGTAAATTTGAATGCATTGAACTTGTCCAGCGGCAAATAAGAACATTGGCAGCCGCTTACCAAGGACGAGAGAAAGAAGTTAGATTTGAATGGAACGGAAAGCTTTGCAATTTTACAGGCGAGCCTACTGGTCAAACAATAATATTAATGTAGTTATTTTGGGTTTTTGTTAAATGAAAAGGCTTGGGTTCTGCTCAAGCTTTTTTTTAAAATTTTAAAATATGAAAATTAACGAGCTAGGTTTTTGGGAAACAACAGACCAAACAGGACACGTTCACGACAAATATTTATGTGAGGCTTTGGGAAGTTATTTGTTTGTTACAGGGCATAAAACAGTTGTCGACTTTGGATGCGGACTTGGTGACTATGCAAAGGCATTTAAGGAGTTTAAATTAGAAGTAGAGGCTTTCGATGGAAATCCTAATACCGAAGTATTAACAGGTGGAATTGGAACTGTCCTAGACCTATCAAAACCCTTTTATTTACAAAAGAAGTTTGATGCAGTAATGTCGCTGGAAGTTGGTGAGCATATTCCAGCTGAATTTGAGGCATTATTTTTAGACAACATTTGTAAGCACGCTATAAAAACGCTAATTATTTCTTGGGCAATAGAAGGACAAGGAGGAGACGGACACGTTAATTGCAAGAATAATGATTACATTATTTATGAGGTAGAGCAACGAGGATTTAAATACAATAAAAAAGCTAGCGAAGAACTAAGAAAGGCAACAACAAATGCTTTTTGGTTTGCTAATACATTAATGATTTTCAAAAAAATATGAAAACAAGTAAAAATTTCTGAAGTCAAAATGAATCCTAATAATCCACGATTGATTAAGGATGACAAGTTTGCAAAGCTGGTAAGGTCAATTAAAGAGTTTCCAAAAATGCTGGAAATTAGACCTATTGTTGTCAATTCGGATATGATTGTATTAGGTGGTAACATGAGGCTAAAAGCTTGTAAGGAAGCTGGATTAAAAGAAGTGCCAATAATTTATGCAGACGACTTAACAGAAGATGAACAAAAGCAATTTATTATCAAGGATAACGTTGGTTTTGGTGAATGGGACTGGGATATGATTGCTAACGAATGGGAATCTGATTTAATTGAAGACTGGGGTTTGGATATACCATTTGTTGATAATTTAAATATTGAAAATGATTTTAATAATTCTGACAATCCTTACACTGGTAAAGTTGAAGCACCAAAATATGAACCAAGTGAAGAAAAACCTGAATTTCTTGAATTATACGATAAAACAAAATTTGAAAGTTTAATTGAACAAATTGAATCTTCTTCTTTAAATAAAGAACACAAAGAATTTTTAAAACTTGCAGCAACAAGGCACATTGTTTTTAATTACTCAAAAATTGCTGATATGTATGCTCATTCAGAAAAACAAATGCAAGAACACATGGAAAATAGTGCTTTGGTAATTATTGATTTTGAAAAGGCAATTGAATTAGGATATGTAAGATTATCAGAAGAAATTAGTGCTCAATACATTGAAGAATATGGAAATGAAGAATAACAAAATATTACCTTGTGTAATTTTATCCTATGGTAGAAGCGATAGGGTTTTTACCTATGAAACTCTTAGAAATCAAGGTTATACAGGTAAAATATATATTGTTTGTTCAGATGATGATAAAGAGTTAAAAAATTACAAATTAAAATTTGAAAATGTTTTAGTTTTTAATAAACAACAATATGAAAATGAATTTGACATAGGTGATAATTTTAAAGATTATCGAGTTGTTGTTTTTGCTAGAAATGCAGTTTTTGATTTAATGGAAAAACAAGGAGAGGAATTTTTTATTGTTCTTGATGACGACTATCGTGAATTTAGATTTACATGTGATGATAAATTTAATTATTTAACAAAATTAAAAAAGATAAAAAATTTAGATAGGTCATTTAATTCTATGCTAGATTTTTACAAAAACACAAATGCAAAAACATTATGTATTTCGCAAGGAGGTGATTTTATAGGAGGTGAAAATTCATCCGTATTTAAGAAAAAACTTGCTAGAAAAGCCATGAATTTTTTTATTTGTTCAACAAAAAGAAAATTTAATTTTATTGGAAGAATAAACGAAGATGTTTGTACTTACGTGAGATTTGGCTCAGTAGGTGATTTATTTTTTACTATTGCACAATTAAGACTTGAGCAAATACAAACTCAATCAAACGCTGGTGGATTAACTGAATTTTATTTGGATGGTGGTACATACGTTAAATCATTTTATACAATTTTATTTAATCCATCATCGGTAAAAATTTCAATGATGGGAAACAAAAATAGAAGGCTACATCATTTAGTCAAATGGAATAATACTGTTCCAGTTATTGTGTCAGAAAATTTAAAAAAATAATTTTTTTGTTAGATTTTATTGATTTATTTAGCATTAACAAATAACAATAGCTATGCAAAATCAGTATTATTTCGACAAATCAATTGTAAGATTTAGACAATTAGAAATTGGAGACCAAATCAAATGGACAGTAGGGGATAAAACTAGAAGAGGAATATTTAAGCAAATAGTCGATAATTCAGCAGAAGTTATTACCACTTTTGTAGAATCCCAACCCATCAACATTAAATGTTTTGTACCTTTACACTTAATTCAAATAGACCAATAATCCTACAAAAATGGACATACAAAAAAGAGCAATGATTGAAGCTTTAGAAAAAGCATTAGGAGTTGTTACAACTGCCTGCAAATCAGTTGGTATTTCAAGGTCTACTCATTATTCTTGGATGGAAAGTGATTTAGAGTATAAAAATATGGTAATTGATTTACAAGACGTTGCATTAGATTTTGCTGAGTCAAGACTTTTTAAGTCAATTGAAGGAGGGTCAGATACCGCAACTATTTTTTATTTAAAGACTAAAGGCAAAAAAAGAGGTTACATTGAAAGACAAGAACTTGACCACACTTCAAAAGGCGAGGCAATAACTGCACCTATTAAATGGGTTGATGGAGATTCTTAAAAACTATTATTCATTATTTAAAGAAATTCCAGATACTAGATATTTTTTAGTAACTGGAGGCAGAGGTTCAGGTAAATCATTTACCGTGAACCTTTTTCTTTTAAATCTTACCTATTTGGAAGGTCATACTGTATTATTTACTAGATACACAATGACTTCTGCTCATATTTCAATTATACCTGAATTTTTGGATAAAATTGAATCATTAAATCTTCACAATGATTTTGAAATTACTAGAGACGAAATAATTAACGTTAAAACAAATTCAAAAATACTTTTTAGGGGTATTAAAACAAGTTCCGGAGTAAATACAGCAAATCTTAAATCTATTGCCGGTGTTACTACATGGGTTTTAGATGAAGCAGAAGAATTAGTTGATGAAAATATTTTTGATAAAGTAGATTTATCAATTCGAGCAAAGGATAAGCCAAATAGGGTAATGATGATAATGAATCCTAGTTACAAATCGCATTGGATTTATAACCGATTTATAAAAAATCATAGGAAGGATACTACTTACATACACACAACCTATTTAGACAATAAAAAAAATTTAAGTCAGTCATTTATTGACCAAGCTAAACGAGTTGAGCAAGAAAACCTCCACCGTTACGAGCATTTATTTTTAGGTAAGTGGTTAGAAGATGCAGAGGGATTGCTTTGGAATCGACCAATTATTGATAGAGCAAGAATAACGGCAAAGCCTGAATTGTCTCGTATTGTAATTGCTATTGACCCAGCAACCACCGCATCAATGGCGAGCGATGAGACTGGTATAATTGTTTGCGGCAAAGATGCCAACGGCAAGGGATATGTACTCGAGGACCTTAGCGGTAAATATTCACCAACGGAATGGGCAACAGTTGCATTGCAAGCATTTAAAAATTGGAATGCTGATTGTGTAGTAGCAGAAAAAAACCAAGGCGGAGACATGGTTGAAAATGTTTTGAGGTCGCAAAATGCGACTGCAAGAATAAAACTTGTAACGGCTACCAAAGGAAAGTTTGTAAGGGCAGAGCCTATTTATTCACTTTATGAGCAGCACAAAATTTTTCACGTTGGAAGTTTTCCATTGCTAGAAAATCAAATGATTAGCTTTGAACCTGACAAAGGAAAATCGCCTGACCGAGTGGACGCAATGGTTTGGGGATTTACAGAATTAATGCTTTCAAGCCAAGATTTTTGGCACGTTTAGGATATGGCATCATTTTTTTATTTTATTACCCTATTTTTACAAAAAAAGCAAACGGAATGAATTACATAGATAGAATTAAAGCCGCACTGGGTTTTAACCAAAAAGATTCTACTTACCTAAATGCAGTTTTTCCTTATTTGGGCAACAACGTCATTTGGACCGCACCAACAACGCAAAACTTTATTGAGAAAGGTCTTTATCTAAACTCTGACCTTTATGCCATTATAAACCTAATCATCAACAAAGTAAGTGCTGCTCCAATTGTAGTATACGAGGTAAAAGACCAAAAGGCTTTGAAGTACTACAAATCAATGAGCCGAAACTTTGACAACTCAGGCGCAAAATTCCAAGCCGAAAGACTTAAAACAAAGGCTTTGGAAGAAATTAGCATTCCTGAACTTGATAAGCTATTTAAAAAGCCAAACGAGTTTCAAACTTGGGACAACCTTTTAAAAGAAATTGCCGCATTCCGTTTAATAACTGGCAACGCATACATCTACGGCGCTAGACGTGGGGAACAACCTAATGCTCCAATCATTGGCTTATATTCTTTGCCTGCGCAGTATATGGAAATCATAAGCGGAGGTTTAAACCAGCCAATTAAAGAATACCGATTGACTTACAACGGATACGATAGCATTGACGCTGCAAACGTTGGACACATTAAAAATATAAATCTAAGCTACCAAGCTGGAACGGCTAACCATCTTTACGGCGCATCTCCTTTGCGTTCGGCAGTTCGTGACCTTACCACCTCAAACGATGGCAAGCAAGCGCTTTTGTCTATGCTTCAAAATATGGGTGCAAGAGGTATACTAACGGGAGACGGAACTGTTAACATTACAAGAGAGCAAGCGCAGGGACTAAAGGAGGATTACGCCCACAATTACCAAGGCGCAACCAAAGCTGGTGATGTTATCATTACTCCAGCCAAGTTAAGCTGGGTTCAAATGGGAATGAATGCGGTGGATATGTCAATACTTGATACTCAAAAAGTTATTTTACGTTCCCTATGCCGAGTTTACGGCGTGGATGCTAAGTTGCTAGGGGATACCGAGGCAAGCACCTTTAACAATACAGAAACCGCTTATAAGGCGCTAATTAATAACGTAGTAAGACCTTTGCACATTGAAATCAGAGACGTGCTTAACAACTGGCTTTTGGCTTCTTATGGTAAGAAAAATCTATTCCTAGATTTCGATTACATGGCTTATCCTGAAATGCAAGACGACATGGATAAGCTTGTTGGTCAATTGTCTGCTGCTTGGTGGTTAACTCCAAACGAGAAACGTGCAGCCATGAACTACGGCGAGTATGAGAATGTTTTGATGGAGCAGCCATTTATTCCGCAAGGCTTAATGACTTTGGCGGAATTTTCTGCACAACCAGTTGACGACCTAGAAAATTTGGGAGACTATGCCCAAACCAACTAAAAAAGACCTAGCGCTTGCAAAGCAATTGGATGCATTGCAGAGACGTTATGAGGTTAGATACGAAAAGCAAATTTACACGGCTTTAAAAAAGCAAATGCAGCCGTATTTGGATGCTATTAAACAGGCGGATGGAAATATTAACCGCTTTGATTTAATAACTCCAGCGCCATTGGCTGACGTATTGGAAAACCTTTTTGTTGTTGCTGGGACTGCTTACGCTGAGGCTATGTATAACGCAATCCAGCCACCAACTAAAGCAACCAAGCAAGCTTTGCGAGCAGGCTGGCGAGACTTTATGCGTTTGTTTGCAGTTAGAAACTTGCCGCAAACCCTAATACAAATCAACGAAACTAGCCAAAAGATAATCCGCAACATTGTATTGGGTGGATTAAATGAAGGTCTTGGCACGCTTGAGATTGCTAGAAACATTCAAGAGTCTGTAACTGTCATATTTAGGAACAGAGCCAAGCTAATTGCTAGGACAGAAATGGCAATAGCTACCAACAACGCAGCAATGCAGTCGGCAGCGACCTCCGATTTTATGTATGAAAAGAAATGGATTCCAGCGACAGACAACAGAACAAGACCTGACCACGCTGCGATGCTTAACAAGCCTTGGATTCCATTTGACCAAAACTTTATTGTAGGCGGTGACGAAATGAGACAACCAGCCGACGGAACGCAAGGCGCTGGAGCCGACCAAATTTGTAATTGCAGATGCAAGGTTGTGTTTAGAATAATGCGAGACGTTGACGGATTACCTATGCGAAAATGATTGCTCACGTTATTAACCTTGACCACCGCAAAGACAAATGGCGTGCGTCAATGCAAGAATTATCACCGCATTTTAACCTTGAAAGAGTAAGCGCAATTCAGCACGAATGGGGATGGCTTGGATTGTGGCAAACTTTTAAGCAGATATTTCAAGAATGCGAAAGCGACGTTTTAATATTTGAGGACGACGCTACTTACCGAGGTTGGGCGACTAATTTAGAGGAGTCAATTAAAGACCTGCCAGCTGACTGGGATATGCTTATGCTTGGCGCCAACATTAAAGACATAAGGCTTGACAGAATAAGCAAGAGATTAGTTCGCACTTATGGCTCTTGGACAACGCATGGAATACTTTATTCTTATAGATTTGCAAAGGAAATGGCAGAACTAGATTTGGACATACCAATTGACGAATATTTTAGGACAAAAGTCCATCCAAAAGGCAACTCTTATATTTGCGTGCCATTCCTATCTTTTCAGCGACCAAGTGAAAGCGACATTGAGGGAGTTTATAAAAATTATACAAGTCTATTCGAGGAAAGCGAAGCAAGAGCCTTGCATTTTGTGAATCAATAAATTTATTGGTTTGCATTTTTTTTTAACCCTTTTATTTTTACAAAAAAAGCGACAATGATTTACAAGAATATAAGCCAAGGAATAATTGAAGATATTGACGAGGTAAAAGGAATCGTTACTGGTTACTTTTCCGCGTTTAACAACATTGATTCAGACGGCGACGTTATTGTTTCAGGCTCTTATAAGAAAACAATTGCTGAGAATGGACCGCAGGGACGCAATCGAATCATGCATCTATTGCAGCACAATCCTTTGATGCCATTGGCAAAGCCTATGGAATTAATGGAGGACGCAAAAGGCTTGCGTTTTACATCTAAGATTACCGAAACAAGCTACGGCAAAGACGTAATAAAGCTTTATGCCGAGGGAGTATTTAACGAGCATTCTGTTGGCTTTGAAATTATTAAAGCAGACAATAAGGCTGGTTACCGAGAAATCAGAGAGATTAAACTTTGGGAAGGTTCAACAGTTACTTGGGGAGCCAACCCAAATACACCAATCGAGTCAATGAAAAGCTGGGATAAGCCAAAAAGCGAGGAGATGATTGCTAAGTTTTGCAACATTTTACGCAATGGTGACCTTACCGACGAGTCAATGATTCAACTTGAAATAGGATTAAAACAAATTGAAAATCACCTAAAGGCATTGGAGTCAGTCCAAATTGTAGAATCCGAGGAAACTCAATTCAAAAGCGAAGAGGACCCGACAATTGCAATGGCTTTGGAATTTGAATATTATCAAAAACTAAAAAAATTTATTTAAAACACAATGGACGCAATTAAATCACAATTGGATTCAGTACTTGCGAAATTGGAGTCAAACGAAGCTTTGATTTCAGACGTAAAGTCAATGAAAGAAGCTGGTGAGGAGTTCAGAAAGTCACTTTCTGCCGAAACCGCTAAGTTAAACGAGAAAGCTGATGCTCTTCAGGCTCAGCTTGACGGAGTAGATGCAAGAACTCAGGCTGGCTTTGCTGGTTCTAAGAAGGCTGCGTCTTTCTCTTCTGAGTTGGAAAAAGCTTTTGCTGGCGATTCTTTCGCTAACTACAAGAGCGGAAACTCCAACAAAGTAAAGATGGAGTTGGACATGAAAGGTGCCGACATGACAGTTGGAAACGCTTACACTGGCGAAGTTATCCCAGCGGACAGAGTTCCTGATTTGAAGTTTGACCCTAACAGACGTATTCACGTTCGTTCCCTTATCCCTACTGGACAGACTAGTTCTAACCTTATCCGTTTCGTACGTGAAAGTGCTTACGACAACGCTGCTGCACCAACTGCACAAGGTTCTGCAAAGCCTCAGTCTGATTTCGATTTGACTGCGGTTGACCGTTCTGTAAGAACAATCCCAACCTTTATGAGATTGACCAAAGAAATGTTGGACGATACTCCTGGTTTGATTGCTTACCTTTCTAGCCGTGCGCCTAGCAAATTGTTGAACGTAGAAGATACTCAAATCCTTTACGGAAGCGGTAGCGGTCAAAACTTGCACGGTGTTGCAACTGATGGCTCTGCTTGGACTACTGTTAAATTTGGTACTCTAATCAACAGATTCGACGTTCTTGCTGCTGCGGTTGTTCAAACTACCAAAGACGAATATTCTCCAAACGCAATCCTTATCAACCCAAGCGATTACTTGCAATTGGTATCTGTTAAGGAAACAACTGGAGCATACGCACTACCTAGCTACGTTTCTATGGCTGGCGGACAAATGTTCATCTTGGGAGTTCCTGTTTATAGCATCAATGCCGTAACTGCTGGCGATTTCTTCGTTGGTGACTGGGCGCTTGGTTCTCAGTTGTTTGTCCGTCAGGGCGTAACGCTTGAGTTCTTTGAGCAGGATGCTGACAACGTTACTAAGAACTTTGTAACTGTACGAGTTGAGGAGAGAATTGCATTTGCAGTTTACAACTCTAAAGCTTTGGTATACGGAAACTTTGCAGCTGCTTTGGCTAACGGTTCCGCAGTATAAGTAAAATAGGTGTTTAGTTTAATGTTAAAAGGGCGTCATTTATTGGCGTCCTTTTTTTATTTATCTATAAATCAATACCTTTAATCGAAATCAACAATTAAAGGAATGAATATTGTTTTCTTTGTACACGCTTGGGCAGGCACGCACAACTCAGGAGCCGAGTGGACGGTTCAACATTACGCTAAATATTTGCACCAAAAAGGCTGCAATATTCAAGTTATTTTACCCGAAAGTCAGATTTACCCTGACGGCGAAAAGTTTAGCTTTATCAAGTTTATAACTGGGTACTATTCAAACGACTTTTTTTTAGCCTTGCAAACTGCAAGCGTTATATTTACCCACCTTGATAATACTGGAGTTGCAATTAATTGGTGCATGAAGTACAAAAAGCAACTTATTTTTTTAAGCCACAACGACCACGATTACAGAAACGTGCGTTTTAAATCTCAAAATATTCACGTTGTTTATAACAATAAGGCAAACGAAAAAAATCTACAAAACGGACCTTACCCAAATGCGTCTATTGTTTGCAAACCACCAATCTTTCCCGATGACGTAAAGTACAACCGCAAGCACGGACAATACATTACGCTAATTAACTGCAACGAAAATAAAGGCGGTCAGATATTAATTGAACTAGCCAAGCGATTGCCTAAACGCAAATTCTTGGGCGTGCTTGGCAGCTATGGCGAGCAAATCATTGATGATACGCTAAAAAATCTAAAGTATGTGGCGCAAACTCCTGACGTGCATTTGATTTATGGCAAAACCAACATTGTTCTTGTGCCATCGTTTTACGAGTCTTATGGACGTGTAGGCTTGGAGGCGGCAATTAACCGACTGCCAGTTATCTGCACGCCAACAGATGGATTAAAAGAATGTCTTGGACCAGCTGGATTATATTTTGAACGTGATGACCTTGACGGAATGGCTGCAAAGATTGAGGAGTTGATGAGTGACGAAATACTTTACGACTTTCACCAAAATATAATGCGCAACCTTGCCGAGGAACGTCTGAAATACCAAGACCAAGAGTTGGAAAGATTCTTTAATTTTATCGTTGACAAAGCAAAGAAACCATACAATGAGTGATTTATTATATACACCAAGCAACCTGTCATTTACTGGCTATGCAGTCCAGTTTGCAGACGTTGCGCCAGTTACTGAGCCAGTTACATTGGCAGAAGCAAAAGAATACGCAAGAATAGACGGCAGCGCAGAGGATACCTTGATTACTAGCCTAATAAAAGTTGCTCGTCTTCATTGCGAGTCATTTATGGGTAAAGCAATTATTCGCAAAACCATAACTGTCGATTCTTTTTCTTTCCCTTACCAATGGCAGTTGCCTTATGGTCCTTTGGTTTCTGCAAGTGACGTGACTAAGGTGGTAACTATTGACCAAAACAATGTTGAAACGCCTTTGCTATACCAGCTAAACATTGGATTGTTTCCAAAGATTTTCATTACAAGCGGACCTCAATCTTTTAAGTTTAAAATGGTTTATACTGCTGGCTTTACAACGGTTCCCGAAGACATTAAGCTTGCCATTAAAATGATGGTAAATACAATGTACGAGAGACGTGAGGATTTTAGCGACTTGCAAGCAATTCCTTCACCTCTTGGAGTAAAAGCATTGTTAATGCCATACAAGACTTACAACTGGTTTGGTGCATGAGGACTAATAAAGAAATTAAAGCTGGCGATTTACGGGAGCGCATACAATTCCTAAACCCAACGCTATTTGCGGATGGCTTTGGTGGTTACTACTCATCAATGGGCGTGACTTATACGTGCTGGGCAAAGGTTACTAACCTAAATGGAACTCGACAGAATAGCGAGGACCAAATGGTTATAAAAAACTCTTGGGAGATAATTATCCGAGACAATCCTTTGGTTACAATTACAAAGTCAATGCACATTGTTTACGATAACAGAACGCTAATTATTGACAACATAATTGACGTGAACGAATACGACAGAATGATTAAGCTAATTGCTAAAGAGCGAGATTAATGGTAAGCATAAACTTTGACAAGAAAAGCCTTAATGCCTTTTATAAGTATTTAAAAGATTTAGAGGGCGATGTTGCTGACTACGTGCGAGCAGAGGTAGAGGATGCCATGCTTTCTATTGAGTCAGAAGCGGTTTCAAATGTCAAAGTACAGAGCGGAGCGCTAAAGCAAAGCATTCAGTCAACGCCAATCAAAGTAAGTAAAAACCAAATTAGTGGAGGCGTTGAAGTTGGCGCACATTATGCACCTTACGTTGAA